CACACACGTAGGCCCTATTCGTACGGTGCCACCCACATGTCAACCGGCACACAGACCGGTGCACTCTCTAAACACTTAAGCTCTTCGGTGTCACGGCAGTACCATGCCAGACGAGCCCGCGCGGCACCCCTCCGCGCTCTGAGGCACCCTGTGGTGCCTTTCTCATTCGGTCGGCCAAAAGATGGCGTTCTTGACGACACTACAAGGATAGTAAACGACCTGTACGGACCTGTCATACGGGAACACATTCCCGTGGTTCCGACAAAGTCGCTAGCGTCGTTATCCGCCGCCTTAGACAAAAGATGTAACTATTTTACGTCCGAAAGAGTACACCACAGTATTCTCAGAGCTAATCAAGACCTCCTTGATTCGATTTGCCCTGCTCCCCTGGACCCTATAGAGTGGTCACATGAACTCTTTACTGAATGGAATTCTCAGTTCGATCCTGCCAAACAGGTTAGACAAGCAAAAGCCGCCGTGAAGATTGCGGAGATAACATCAAAGGAATTTTCGACAAAACAGGTTTTTGTGAAAATGGAAGCTCTGTTGAAAAGACACGACAGTGATTGGGCGCCGAGAATCATTTACCAGAGTTCTGACATTCACAACGCTTTATTGGGTCCTATCATGCAAGCATGCACTAAGAGGATGTTTAATGCTGTAAAGCAAGTACGAGGCGATGACGTGCTCGAGTTTATGGGCGCATACAAGCAAACATCTGAAGAGATGATTGCGCACATAAATGCCGCAGGTGACGATAGATCCTGCTTCTTGAGCACTGACTTTAGTGCTAACGATTCCTCCCAAGTGTGTGACGTCCACATGCTCGAGGTTGCGTGGCTGAGGCGACTCGGTGCCCCTTTGTGGATCACCGGTTTGATGTTGCATGCTAATTCATTCATGGCGGTGAACTATACTTACGCTATGAAGATGCGCATCAAGAATCAGCTCCCCACGGGAGCTCAGTCGACGACGTTCCGTAATTCCATGTGGAACATGACAATTTGCAAGGCATTTTCGATTCATGTTGGTCGAGTTGGGGCAGCCCTGATCCTGGGGGACGACTGTTTGTTACGCTTAGACAATGCTACCATGCGCAAGCGATGGTACATGCGACAGTATGAGTATATTGCCAAGCTAGCTCATATGGTCGTGAAGGTTACATACAGGAAAACTCTCGAGGGATCAGCTTTTCTTAGCAGGTGGTTCGTTCGACTACCGCTTGGTTACGTAACGGTTCCATTTCTCGGCAAGGCGATAGCGAGATTCAACGTCTGTCCAAATCCTAAACAAGATCCTGCCAGTTACTTGGCGGGCAAGGCGTTGTCTTACTCTTACGAGTTCCGCTTCTTCAAGCCGATTGCGAAACTGTTTCTGGCTAAGTTCGTACACCTCTATGACGAGGGAGAACTTAACTTGGATGGAGTCGGTTGGAATGCCCGGGGTCTGATACTCCGCCTGGGCATCGAAGGGATCCTCGCTGAAATTAAGTGCCCTACGGCACAAGGATCCATTTTCGATTTCTCACCACTGGTTCACTCCATGTTCGGTATCACGGCAACTGATTACTATGCGGTCGTGATTTCAATTCTCTTCGGTAACGAGGACATCAGCGAAGACAGATTGGGCTTCTTGACTTCCGAGTGGCTTGGGTAGAGAGTGCGCCCACATTGTGGTCCCGGCAAAACGGATGAGCAGCGGGAGCTATGACCCGCTTAAGAAC